TTTAGATTTTACACACATTATAACAATATTTGTTCCAGTAACAAATGAAAATTCGTCATCAATAACAATAGTTTGCATAACTTCTCTTATGTTTGTTATTATTTTACGGCTTTTTTCTACCGTTTCCCAACTACCAAACATGAATACTAAATATTTTTTTGTTCTTTTTTTCATTTATAATAAATATCTAAATAAGTCTTGATATATTTTTTTCTTTAGTGACCGTAACTATGTTGTCTGACCATTCTCTAACTAATGGGTTGTGTGTAATTAATAATATATTTTCAAAATACTCTTTTACTCTACTAAAGAAAATACTTACCTCTTCTAGATTTTCGTTTGATACCTTACCTAGCACTTCATCAAAAACTGTTATGTTTGGTCTTGGTAAACATGAAACCTTTGTTAGTACTGTTCTAATAGCTAAAGAAGCCATAGTTTTTTCGTAACCGCTACCGGTTAATAGTAATTTTTCAACACCACTAACATTATCTACCATCCAAAACTCAACTTCATTTTTATCATTAACTTTAATCTTAACACTAAATTTAGTAACGTCAGATAATAAACTCATTAATTCGTTATTTAATTTAGGTACCACACTTTTCATGATTGTTTTAATTATACCATTTTTACCAAAAACTGTTAGGTAAGCCCTAAAAACTTTATCGACATCATTTTCTTTATTTATAGTGTCTATTCTTTCATTACTTATTTTATTATTATCTTCTATTACTTTACACCTAGACTTATTTTCTTCAAAAACTCTAATTAACTTATCTTTTTTATTATTTAACACATCAATTTCTGATTTAATAGTCATAATTTTTTTATCTATATTGTTATTTTTTTCTAATTTTAATTTATTTTCTTCCCATTTTTTTAAACTACTAGATAATATTTCTATAGTAAGTTTTTTTTGGTCTATTTCTAGAATTAGTCTTTCTTTTTTTAATATATCTTTTTCGTATTCATCAAAAATTATTTTTTTATTATTTAAAGTTTCTATAACCTTTTCAAACACTGTTAATTTTTCTTCATCTTTTTTTACTTCTTTTGTTAATTTACTAATATCTTTTTTTAGATTTTTTATTTCGTCTTTATGGTCTACATCCTTAAGTGTTTGTTTACACATAGGACATACTTCTGACTCTATTAAATTATTTAAAGTTTTATTTAAGTTTTTTAAGTTGGTTTGGTTTTTTATGTTTTGTGTGTTTACGGTATCTCTATTTTTTGTCTTATTTCTAATCAATTCCAAATCCACTTCTTCAGGCATTTCATTATCTCCATAAATTTTTAATTTATTAGTCATAATATCCAACAATTTAGTTTCACTACTAATCTCTTCACCCACTAGTCTTGGGTTTGTGTTTTCTACTTTTTTATCTATATCCGTAGATTTACTAGATAATAAATTATCTCTATCTTCATTTCTTTTCTGTATTAGTTTTTTAGTTTCTGTTAATAAAATTTTATTATCGACATTTAACTCTAATAGGTTATTTTTTTCTTCTGTCAAAATTTTAATATCGTGTTTTAAATCTTCTATATTGTATAGATTGGATATTATTTTTTTTGACCATTCTGAGTACATTTTTTTAGCTGTACTTTCTTTATCTTTTAGTGTTTCTAACCCCACAAATCTAGATAATATATTACCTCTTTCTGTTGGTTTTGATTCTATTAAGGATTCTAGATTTCCTGCTGTGGTAAGTACTGTTAATAAAAAATCACTCATTGTACCTATTGATTCTTTTATGAATGTTTCGGTTTCTCTTCTTTGTTCACCAGTAAAATTTTTTAAATTACCATTTTCTTCTATTTGTAGAAACTCTAACGAAGTACTTACGGACCACCCCCCTTTTTTGGTCTTTTTTCTTTTTATTTTTCTAACTATAATATAATCTTTTCCGTCTATTTCTACCTCTCCTTGAACAAAAACTTCATTTACTTTTGTAAACCTATTAAAAATGTCTATAGCTTTAGCTGACTTTGTGGTGTCGTTAAAGAATAGGAATAGTATTAAATCTACAGCTAAAACCGATTTACCACCAAAATTAGGTGGGTTGGAATCAATTACCGTTATACCACCTAATGAATTTACATCTAATATGTTATCATTACCAAAAGACAAAAAATTAGAAAATTTTATTTTTTTTATGTAAACTCTTTTATACCTAGTGTTTAAATTAATTTCGTCAGACATTTTAGAATTAACTTTATCATCTAACCTTTTTAATAAATCTAAATCAACACCAATAGAATTATTTTTTATAAATTGTTCCATTAAGTTTTTTTGGTAGTTGGTGTCCATAACATTCTCCTCAATGTCAATGTCTAGTTCACCTGTAGCATCTCTATCAATAGATTTAGTTAAGAGTGTGACATTTTTAGATTTGTACTTTCGTTGAAAGTAACTTCTAACTCTTTTTATTTTTTCTTGTGTGAAGTTTTCGGGAATGTCTTCCCATGTAACCTTAATAAAGGGGTTTTCTAGTTTATCTATATCCATATTTAAAATATAGGATAATGTTGTTGATATATCAATTATAATAACCCTGGTCCTGAGTCATCATTTTTACTGGGTTTATTTTCTTCAAACCACTCTATAATTGCGTTAAGAGCCCAAACAGAACCACTAGCTAACATACCGTCAAAAAATATGTTTGAGTATGGTATACTAACCATTGTAATTGTTGGTGAATAAAATACTATCGAAAAGAAGAATCCTACCCATGTTGATGTGCACATCATACAAGACAGTAGGTCACCAAAAAATGTTGATTTTTTTGTTATCCAATCTCTTATAGTATCAAATATACTACCGAATACTAGAATTTGTGACATTCCGTAAGCTGCTAAAATCCAAATAAGTGTTTCCATAATTTAATCTAAGTATGTATCATTTAGATTTGATGATTTTAGGTATTGAGCTCTCCTATTAACTGTCACATTTTTAAAGTGTTCTAAAATATCCTCTTGTTTTTTCATCTCATCTTTTTGTTTATTTATAATATTTTCTTTTTCCAATAATTGTTCTTTATATACACCTAATTTATCCAATAATTCTTTATTGTCAACCTCTTTAGTTACAATTTTTTCTATTATAATTTCTTTTTCTACTGGTATTTCCACTATAACTTCTTTTATAACTTCTTTCTCTACAGGAATTTCTTGTATTTGTGATTTAGGTAAAAAAGGTGCTACCCCATATTTGTCTAGTACTAAACCATCTTTTGCACATTTATTAAAAAACTCTTTTGTGTCTTCAATTTCGTTTAGTTTACAATACTGTTCAAACTCTTTTAATAATTCTTTATCCATTTACTAATATTTCTTTTTCTTTTTCGATATCATCAATATCTGTTATTCTAAAATTAAGGTATGGTTGTGAATTATGTAAGTTTTTATATTTGTACTTATTTTCACTTATATTATATACACCATAACCATGTTTTTTAATACTTTCCCCAAAATTCTGACATATCATAGACCCAATCATATAAGCTTTTTTATTGTTTGGTATTTTATATGTTTGTCTTTTGTGTATGTCACCAGCCAATACTACATCGCATCCGTCAAATCTATCAACACTATAACCATCATTAAATGTAAAACCAAAGTCATTAGATGAACCCTCAATCATCCCATGAAACAAACCAATTTTGTGTTTTTGTGTATCATCTGGAATATCAGGTTTTATATTGTGTGATATTAAAGAATAGACGCACCACAATAAATTTTCATCAACATAACACCCCCTATCCTTATAATAAATTATGTTTGGGTTATTTAAACTTGTAACCACGGGACTTATCGCGTCTAACCTATCCATATTATTTTCTAAGAAATCGTGATTACCAATTAAATAAACACATTTACATATTTTAGAGGTTTCTGTCATCCACCAAGACATTAAATTTATCAACTCTGGTGTCATTTGGTTTTTAGAGTGTACGAGGTCACCAGTAAACACTATTCTATCTGGTTTTAATTCTGTCCACTCTTTTAAAGCCTGTTTTAATATTTTTTTATCTCTTTTATGTTGTTTATATAATTTAAGATGTAAATCTGAATAATGTACTATAGTGTTAATCATCTTTTTTTTCGTATTTTTTTTCAAGTTTATCATAAAACCAAATTAAAAGACCAAAGATAATGAAGTTTATCGGTTCTTCTACAATCATGTTGTACATTATGATGATTAAAGGTATGATTAATGATAATGAGGCTACATTAGATAAAATAGTCATTATAACTTTTTTTAATAATACATTTTCAATATTAACTTTTACTTTAGTAGGGTCAAAATCAAACCCTTTTAAAATTACCACTAAAATAGAATAAAAAGCTAGTGTTGCTAGGATTAGCAACAAAGAGTTAAGATTTAATACCACAACATATATTACAGCTGTTAAAATTTTAATAGTTCTAATAAATGTTATCACATTAAAAGTTTTAAAGTAGTTTTTAATATTCTCTAGTGAACACCAAAAACATGGTTCTGGATTTTCTACGGTACTCTGACTATTATCGTAAATTACAATACCCATTTTTGCTAAGTAATGTTTTATATTATTTTTATTACTATACCCAACCTCGACCTCATAATCACCACCATATAGTTCTTTTAAAAGTCTAAGTCTGTGATTACCATCTACCAATCTATGCTTTTTATTTCTAGTACCTTCAACAAACTGTAAATTTGTAATTTTAAAATATTTGTTGGTTATTGTTGTTGTGTTTGGGTGTTGTATTAGTATTGGGGTGTTCGCTGAATTGTATCCATCATTTTTCATTTCTTCCCTTATCTTATCCCAATCGTATTGGTATCCAAAAAATTTAACAATAACCCAAGTTATTAGTTTTTGGATTGGATTTGGTTTATTTTTTAAGGATATGGTAACAGTCTTTAAGTCTTCGTCATTTGTTGGTGTTTTTCTCACAAACTCGTTACTTGTTGACCCACATTGTTTTTGTATTTCTTTTATGGAGTCACCTTTTTTGTAAAATATGTAGTTATCACCAATTAAATCTTTTAGTTTAACCTTAATATAGTTGTCGTAATTTTTGTAGTTTTTTCTTGGCATTTTTAATTTATTTTGACATTATTTTTAATATTTCGTCTCTAAAGTCGTAGCATTTCATAACTTTGTATTCCTTATTTTTTTCATTAAACCAAACTATGTAAGAGTCACCTAATACTAAGTCAGTATTTCTCTCAACAATTAACCTATAAAAAGATAGTTGTAATGAATAGGTATTTAACTCACACACATCCAAATGAGATAAAGGTTCTTTAAATTGTTGCCATTTATTAACTTTTTTTATATCTTTATTTGTTTTCCAATCCCATATTTCTAATTGTTTTGATTTTTCATTAAAGAACAGTTGGTCAATCATTCCGGTTACACTCCACTCTTCATCACCCACAACTACCTCAGCTCTAACAGGTATTAATTTCCCATGAGAATCATCATAGAATTTTTTAAACATATCTATAATTTTAAAAACACCTTCTTTGCATTCTAGCATTTTTTCTTTATCACCCAACACATTTGTTATTTTATGTTCTGGAAATGGGAACACTTTATTGCTTAGATAGTTTTCAGCAAACTCGTGAAAAGCAGAGCCTCTTTCACAAGAAAAATCAGCTTTATATTTCCATTCTTTTAATATTTCTTCTTTTGTTATACCTCTTTCGTCAGCTTTTTTTTGTGACCAGTAATCTTTATCAAAAGGATGTTTATATTGTCCTATTATGGATGTTACTGATTTAGTCTTAACACCATTCATATAATAAATGTGTTCTTGGTCATGAAATTTAATGTTATTAAATTTCGCTAATTCTCTTGTTATTTTCATTTTATAATAATGTTATTTCTTTTAAACCTTTAATGCCACCTAGTTCACCAACATCTTTATCTATAGGTAATTTAATTAGTTTAACTTTATTCATCAACCTACCCCCTTCTAATTTTCTATACAATTTTTGTGCGTCTTCCCAAGCATCTCCATCTAAACATATAATTACATTCTTTTGTGATTTATCATACAACATAGTCCATAATTTTTCACTAACACTTTTACCTAGTATTGGTATGGAATTTTCTACAAAAAACATATCAAAAACACCTTCTACCAAATATATATCTTCTTCCCAATTAATTAAATGCTCATTAAATATTATTTTATCTTTTTCCGCTTCTGGATTTTTATATTTATTTTTATGTCCAGTGTATGAGCGTGAAACAAAATAATTAAGTTCATCATCAACATCATATGAAGGTACTATTATTCTTCCACTGTATTGACCTTTTGTTACATACCCTATTTTAAACTTGTTTATGGTATCATCACTTAACCCTCTTTTTCTTAAGTAATTGTAAGCTTCTTTATATGGTATACTTAATTTTATACCATTTTTAAAGGTGGTGTACTCTTTAGGTAATTTTACTTTCTGGTATTTTTTTTCGGTTTTTTTAATAAAGTCACCACCTATTAGTTTCCAAGTTTCCCGTGACCTTCTATTTCCCCATTTATTAAATAGTTTGTTTATTGACCCGTGTGTGTCCATTGTTTCTGAACAAGACCAACATTTATAAACACCCATATAATAATTTACTTCAAAGTTTCCTTTTCCGTCACCAGTGTTTAAACCTTTAATGTCATAAGAGCAAACAGGACAGTCAAAGGATATTTGTCCTTTGTTTGGGTAGTGAGAATTTTCTTCACCTAAAACTTCGTGTAGTAATTCTATTAGTAGAATAGGGTCTTCCATAAGTGAATTATATGGATTTTTTATGGTATAGTCAATTACCAGATATTGATTTTATTCATTTGACCTAGAACACAAGTATAAGCATCACACATGTCATAATTTTCTTTTTTTAAGGTGTTGTTTCTTGTGTATACCCAAGTAAGATGAGATTCTTTATCTGAAACTTTTTGCCAAATAATATGTTTTTTGTCACAACCTTTGGTGTATGCCCCAAATAAAACTTTTTTACCTTTTTTATTTTCGGTAAATAGGGATGGGAAAGCGAATTTTCTAGAGTCGTATGTTGATATGAATTCTGGTAGTATCCCCAAAACGTCATAAATAACCCTAGTTATAAAAGAGTTGTATCTAATTAATGTTGCTACTGTTCTAATATTGTTAGAACTAATTAATGGTTCTTCTATTATAACTTTTGTTATTCCAAAATTTTGATAATCTTGTAGTTTGGTCTTAAATTGGTCTACTTTTATCATCATTTCTTCTACCTTTGAGTCTGTTTTTACTTTTATCTTAGGTGAAAAATGTGTTAACTCTAATAAATCTTTGCTTTGTATGTCAAACAATGCCCAACCTATGGTTTTAGTTGAAATGTCTAGTCCTAGTACTTTTGGTTTTTTTCCTGTTTTTGCCATAAGACAAATATTAGAATTTCATCTTCAAAGTAAAGTTTGTTGGTGTGTCTTTTAACTTTTTGATTGGTCTATCTGGTTTTGCGATTGCTAGTAGTTGATTTCTATCGTCGTATAAACCTATCTCTGTTATAAATGTAGAACCAACATCAGACATGTTCCAAATATTATAAACATCACCAAAAGGGGTTTTAAATTGCATACCAGTATTTTTACCACCAGCTCCATAATACGGTGCTTCTGCACTAGCCGCAGTTTGATTTTCTGTGACATAAAATTCACCAGAATCGGCAACAATATTAACAGTTAAACACCATTCTTTTTCAAAAGAATAGTATTGAGAAGAAGCTGAGGTACTAGCTGTAAAATATAGGTTAGTAAAACCGGATGCTCCTGCTGTTGTTGGAGTTATGTCGTGTGTATATGCAGATAATCCATCTATTGTACCACAACTATAACAAAAATCATTGACTAGTGTTGGGTGTGTTATAACCATGAATCCCATATCTAGGTAACAAATACCTACTGGTATGTCACCTGATTGTGCGTAAGCTTTAGGGGTGTTAGATGTGGATACTGTATCTATAAACCTAAATGTGTCTGTAGAACTACCCTCATAACCAGTGGGAATTACCGATGTTTGCCACCCACTAGACCAACTAGCTGTATTTGCGTTTGTCCCTGAAAGTGTTGGTCCTGCTATGGTGTCTGAAAATAAAAATGCTCTGTTAGATGACGCTAAACCTGGACTACCAACAACATTACCTCTAATTATCGGATTACCGAAATATGCTGCCTCAAAGGAGTTGTCAGATGAAAATGGTTTTGGTTCGTAATAAGAACTATATAGTGTGTGAATTGCTCTTCTACCAGAAGCGTTTGGTGTTAAAGCTGGAAAACTAAATTTAATTGTCCTACCATCTATAAGTTCTCCGTAGTTAGTTGAGTCTATGTTAACTACAATAACCTCTGATTGCATTAACCCACTCATGCCATTATTAACCCAAGTAGACCTATAAGATTCTGTTTGTGCACAAGTTGTAGGTAGACTAAATGACGAATATAAATTAGAAAAAGCTCTACCGTTTGTAGCATTTCTTTGAGCTGCTGTAAACGTTAGTGACGTTCCTGTAGTTGCTGTCCATCCATTACCTAAAAAAGGTACTAATTCAGTTTTTATTAATTTTTGTTGTGGTTGTATGTTTTTAAGTTTTCCCATTTTAACTCCAAGTTTTAGTATTGTTATTTAAACTTAATGATATTTTATTAGACCCCACATTAAGTTTTAAAATATGGAAAGGACTTGCTTTTGTTTCAAGCCTATCATTACTAGAATTAGCTGGAAACACGTCTGTTTTAGTTATTTTAGAATTGGCTGGATAATCTATATAAAAAGTTTTTGCTTTTTCTGGTGAATCACTTAATGATATATATTTTGATGCTGCATAGGTTGCACTATACTCAGAAGGTGTACCAAAAAACTTTAAACCTTTAGTTCTTACTTTATCACTATATCTTACTCCACCACCCATATTAATACCGTCGAAATATACCAATCCCACCATTTCAGTACCAACACTATTTACTCTAAACCATTCTAACGCTTCTATATTCATATTAGTTTGCTTTTATTTCTTGACCACTTATTAATTTACGGAATAACTTTTTTCCACCATTTGTTTCATAAGATGTTGTTCCACTACTTGTATACCCATGTCCTCTAGGGTCTTGTGAGTAACTACCTCTAGTTGCTCCATCTTCACCATAAAATTTAAATATAGCATTATCATATATACCATAGTAGTTTTGTGATGAAGCGTTTTTATATTTTATAGATTCTGTAATAGCCGCTTTATTAAATATAAAATTAACAGTAACGTTTAATGGTGTTGTCATTGGTGATTCCATAGATTCTATTTTCCACGTTACTGGTATGGAAATATTATACATATCCACACTAGTACCACTTAACCCACTTTTATAACCCCCACTGTATTTATTTGTACTCCAAAAACTATTGGATTGTGATGCTACACCAACAAACATATTGTCAGCCATTTTTAACATTCTACCCAACATTGTGTAGTGTGGGTCATTTCCTGAAGCCACTCTACTTGGTGTTGTGGGTTTACCACCAGCTTGTGAAGGGAACACACTAAATAAAGCTCCTGAAGATTTAAAACCACTTTGTGTTGTGTTCCAATTAGAACTATACTCCATTAAACCTATTATTCTACCATAAGCATCAGTAGGGTTTTGTGTGTCTGTTATTTTTATACCTTTATTACCTCTTGAATTAATACTTAGTAAGTCACCGTTTGCTTCTGTCATCATAAACGGTGGAATTGGGTAGTATACCGGACTTAGGTTAGATGTTGCTACATCTAAAACCAATCTTGCTGTTGGTAGTGTGGTGTCTATGTTTTTATATCCGTCTTTTTCTAATGTACTTGTTGGTATTGCCATTTCCATATCTGTGGTTGTTACAAACCCCACATACAAATCGTTTATGTTAGTTGACTCTCCTGCCCAACCATTTAAAGTGTTATCCATAACAAATTTAGGGTAAACATTTTTACTACTATTATTCCAACCAACCATACCACCTAGATTAAGATATCCCCAATCAAAAGCTCCTAAACCAAGACTTGCTTCTCCAGCTCCTGATTTGTAAGATTTTGTGTCTACATTTAATCCTGGTGAGAAAAATAGTGAGAACGGTGATGCTTGTTTAAACCCTTTAATTGTTGTCCCATTATACTCAATTCCTGTTTGTTGACCATTACCCATATTTCTAATAAATGCTCCTCCAGCTAAAATTAGTGAGTTGTAGTAATCATAATCTTTTTGTGAAATTAACCTTACGTTTTCTGATTTTAATGAATTCCCATCATAAACTTTTATAGAGTCCCATATGTTACCATACATACCTAACCCATACTCTGATAATGTTTGTAGGAATTGTGAATATTCTCCTTTTGTGTCTATACCTAAGGTTGTGTTAAAATACGTATTTGCTGATGTAACAATCGTTGCAGAGTTTACTGTTAGTCCTGTATGGTCTGAAACGTATCTAAACGCAAATAGTTTGTGTAGAACAAATAAATCATGTACGTAATAATCTATAACACATGTATCTCTATAATATTTCATATTGCCGTTAGGTTGTTTCATACCTAAAGCAACATATTTTTTATCCATTGCGTGGACTTGCGTTTTTGATGGTTTCATCCAAACACTATCCTTAACATTGTATCCGTCATTTATCGCGTTTCTAAAAGTATTTTTTTCACCAGTAACATCTGGTAAAAATCCTAGTTGAGCTGAATCATTAGTTGTTGCGTTAGTGTCAGAATGGGCTTGAGTGTTTCTGTAGTCTACGTCACTATCAGAAATACCAAATTTTTGAAATAAATTAATTATATTTCCACCGTTAAGTACACGACTTCTACCAGCATCGGTAAGTTGTATATTTAATGTTGTTGTTGTTGCACTACTTATAAATCCCATATTATTATCTTCTTATTATATAATTATCTAATTATCTACTTTATTTTATCTTCTATATACATTTTGTACAATCTCCAGGACAAATAGACTTTTCACCTAATTTATCACACAACATACAATATATCTCATCGTCCAAACAATAATCAAAAAAATTAGCTCCATTGGACAGTAGACACTTGTTAAGGTATGACAAATCTTCAACATCAACTTTTCCATCACCATTAAAATCACCAATTAGTTCTTCACCCTCTTCTGCAGTAGAACCTAATAAATTAATTAATAATTTAAAGTCTTCTCGGTCTATAATACCATCACCATTAAAATCCGCACACGCTGTACAGTAGGTTGGAAAAAAGTTTACTACTGACTCACCTACAGTCCAACAATTACTAAACATACCTGTTTCTGGTTCATTTATACCATTTTTATTACTCTTTGATGGGGATTTAGCCCATATTGTTGCTTGTGTTGGGTTTGTACCCACACCTAAATCATAGGTAACCACCCTACTATCTTTTACCTCACAACTTGGTCCTACCATAACTGCTGATAGAGTACCATAATTAACTTCAGTATTACTTTGTACCCTACCTCTACTAGCTGGTATGTCGTAAAAACAACTACTGGTTAACGCACTTAAATCTATATCTGAAACACAATTACCAGAATCTACAAATGCTTTATAATTAATATCTGAATCTGATAATCCAAATTTTTTTATTGCGTCAACAAATCCACTACCTGTTGTTAACAAAGTTTTACCGTAATCTGTCAAGTATAACTTAAAAGTATTACCCGATAGTGCAACATTATGTATATTTAAATAACCCATTTAAAAATCTATTGTTATAACAAACTGTTGTTGTGAGTCTCTTTCTACTGGTGACTGTAGTTTTGCTATCGCCATTAAGTCTGGAAAACCGTTTTCATTATCGTATAACCCAATTTCACTGATTTTTGGTTTTGTACTATTTCCCGCTATTGAATTATAGTTTACGTATGTTGGGTTTACAGAGTTTGTAAATGACATGTTACCAGTACCTATAGACACCACGTGTCTCATTTCATAAATTGTTGCCATTATATCAGTTTCCACTGTTCCGTAAAAGAAGTATTCGTCCCCAAATTGTAGTTGAGCTGCTCCAGCTGTCGAAGATGCTGGTACATTAACAAAATTATCGTAGGTATACCCTGTAGGTGCGTAATAATAACTACATGGTGGATTACCTAGTGTGTTATTTCCTGTTAAATATACGGTAGTTCCAACTAAATTATTTGCTGAAATAGTAGTTCCTGTAGTATGGTTAGGTATATCAGATGTAGCATCTATATATGACCAAGCTCCTGGTAATGGGTCACCACCGTTTGTTACTTGAAATAGTATTAATAATCTGTCAGCTTCAAATCCTAGTCCTCCAGCTGATAAATCTTTTAAATAAGGAAATTCTTGTCCAAATGTTATACCAACATCAAATACAGATTCATTAGGCCCTAATGTTTCAGAAACATAATAATTACAATGCATACCAGTCATACCTAATGTGTTATCTGCTAACATATATGTTATGTAAATTTTTTCATATGGGTTTTGTATAACTCCAGCTGTACAACCTGAACCAGAACATTCAGTACCTGCTGCTACTTTACTAGTTCCTGGTGCTGGTAACGTATAACTTCTATTAGATTTATACGACATTGCCGCTAATAGTTCTTGGTCATCTATAATTACCGTTTTATAGTCTGGAAATACCTTACCGACAATGTTAGGGGTATTACCACTACCAATATTATCATCTGTTAAATGGTAATATCTAAGTCCATCATCATTCATATTAATGTTTTTACTAGAAAGCATAACACTAGGTGTCGGGTTAAACACACTGTTTATAGGTGGGTCCACATAAAAAGTTTGTCCTAAAACTGTTTCATCTCCCATACCAGTACCGGTACCAGAACCCTGATTATCTTTTTTATGCCACATTAACCAAGGCATGTGTATTTTAAAGTTTTTTGCGGCACCGATGTTATTTATATTACCCGCAAAATTTTCTGCTTCTAAAGCAAATTTTTCACCATAAAAATCCGTTGTAGAATTGTTAGTGTAATGTATAATACCTATACATTTTTGTTGTTCTGGTAATACAACTCTTGGTTTGTTTTGTGAGTCATAATACCATGTCCCTCCAATTGTTTGGTCGTAAGCGTCTACTTCTTGTGAACTAAAACTCTGACCATCATTACTGTTATACCCAAAATATTCTTTTGACCCACAGTACCCAGTGGACCCATATTTATTAACGTCTTCATATCCAGCAGTAATTCCTGCTACACTTTCAGACCAATTTATATTCATATTCCAAATTTTGGCGTCATTTGTGGAAATACTACAACAATCATTAAAAGATAAGGTGTCATCACACCAATATGATGTTGTGTTTGCGACATTATATATACTTCCGGTTGTAGTCATTGGGTTACCAGAAACTGCCGGATATACAGCCATTGACACACAATTAGATACGACCCCCGCAGAAGCGTAATCTGGTATAGCTCTATCTAATGTTAATACTATAGTTCCTGTTGTGGCTGTGTAGTAGGTCGCACTAACTACTTGGTAGAACAATGTAGGTCCAGCAGCTGAATAAACTAATTCAGAACAACCATTACCAGAAAAAGTGTAAGCTATGGATACTAGGTCACCCACTAGTGGTGCGTAAACTTGTGAACTACATGAAGCTGAGGTAAGAACTACAGTACTAGTTCCTGTCATACCAGAAGAACAAACTGTCCAATTAGATGATAATGTGTATTGACTACTTGTATTTGCACTATAATTATGATTACCAGCGGTACCTATGTAAGGTCCTAAAGCTGGTACAGTAAAAAACCCTCTTGTTGTTGCACTATTATAAACTTCAACCACATTATGTTGTGGTATTGTAGGCCCAAAAGTGTCTGTAGTATTAATACCACCATTTAATGGGTATTTTATATGCCCTTTATTTTTTGCTGGGTAAGGATTTAAATTTTGTGCGTTATGTTCAGCTTGTAAAATATTTAAATCAGCATAAGCTGCTGGTAATTGTGTATAACTATCATAACAAACTTCACTATCACCTAATTGAAATAGCCCTATATTTAATTTACCTTCTGAAAGCTTTTTTCTTCCGGCATCTGTTAGTCTAGCGACAATCGCTCCTTGTGTACTGTTTTTAATTATATAGCTCATATTTTTTTCTTTATTTATAAATACATTTTATATCACTTTAATATGAAATTTGGGGTGAATAAAATGTATCTCTAGTTATTTTAAACGTAACTCTGTCTGTTTGTGACTCAGTTTCTATTGTTTTACCATTAAGTATTGGGTAATGCCTTTTTATTATAACGATGTAAGAGTATGTTCCAAAAGTTGGTGGGTTTAGTATTACTGATTTATTTATATTACCAACTTCATTTATCCCAACGCTTATCTTGTGGTTTTTAACTAATGAACCGTTTTCATCAAATAGTTTTACCATAATTTCATCTAAAATTGTTTTATCTTTGTAGTACTGGATTGGGATGGTTGGTGTTAGATTTGTTGTAACCCCTATTGTTGTATATATTGTTTTGTACCATAACGCAAAAACATCTCCCTCGATAAAAGTATCCATACTACCCATTAACTGTATTTGTGTTTCACTAGTTTTTTGGTAGTCTTTTCCATTGTATAACATTATTCCGTTAATTGTAACTGTTACAGCCCCTGCACATTGTTTATTAAGGTTAATATAATAAAAACCATCTTTACTAAATATTTCTTCAGTTTTAGTTGTGGTTACTGTAGGTGGTATTTGTAAAGTTTGTACGTTTGTCCCTCCTTGAGTGTCGTAAATAACCTGTACTTGGTCACCATTTTGTACAGTTTCTTTAAGAAACGTTATTTGTCTTGTTGTTTTATTGTACATATAATCACCGTTAGCTGGACTTATAACTGTACCATATTCTGATTGTTTAAAATAATTTGTGGTTGCTGACAGACCTTGTTTTAAAGTAATCCCATTTACTATGACTATTGGGTTACTTCCAACATTTGCGTCATATATACTATGTGTGAAAGTTTGTGCACTCCAATCTTCTGATATAGCCCCGTTACCGTTATTTGTCTCCTGCATATCTTTTATTTCAAAACTATTTGTTTTAAGTTGTGTCATTTCTAGGGGCAAATCAAAACTACTTAGGTATAGTGTTGGTATTGGTGGGTTGTTTAATACCGCCATGTAAAAATCTTTATCGTAATTTATTTTTTTACTAGGTGGATACTCCGCTGTGTCAAACCACATATTTTTTCTAGATTTTTTATCTTTAGTTATATAACTAGGTCTAATAATATATTCCCAAGAAGTGTCTGTAGATAAAGCTGAAAATGGTATATTTGTAGTTCCTGTACATACAAACCCTCCAGTCGCACTATCAATACCACAAGGTAGTGTATCAAACATAAACTCATAGTCTGGTAATGTAGCCACTTCTTCAGTTTCAAAAACATATGGGTATACTCTAAATTTAGGGTAACTATCACCAAAAATTAAATCATCTGTGTTACCACCAAAAAAGAAATTCATTTGTTTTGACTTGTCCGTACTTGAGTTATAAACCGGCAATGCTGGTAAGTTACCTATTGTTGTTGTTGGTGTTACACTAGCTTTTGACAACAATGGTATTGTAGTACTTGGTGTTGGTGTGTTTTGTAGTGTTACATTAACTCTTGGTTGTACTACTGGTACACCCTTGTTACATCTATTTGTTGTTTTAGGTCTACATCTTTGTGTTGTTAGTATGTTTGTGGTTGAACCACTGGATGCAGCAACACTAACCGTTGTAGAAGGACCTTCTAGATTAGATTTAAATGTCATATGATACCAGTTTGATTGTGGTTGTGAAGACTGCCAAATACCAATTCTACCAGCTGATTTGTATTTTAATAAAGAGTTATTATCTACCCAATCTGGTGCCGAATAAGTATTTCCAGACCAACTTGTACTATTATTTAAATCAAAATTTATGTCGTATATTGGGTTGTATGGTCTTACATCACCTATACTACCATTAAGTGGGTCAGTAAACTCAATTTTAAATCTAGTTTTTGCTCTAGTCACACGAATTCTCACGCCCTTTAATGCTGACCATTGTGTTTGGTTGGCTACGACTGATGTGTTTCCACTATTTGCTAGTATTATAGTTTGTCCGTATTCAGTAGTACCTGTTGATGATGTGCAACCCGCATTACATAGTCTAAAGTTTGGTGTTGTGTATCTATTAAACCCATAAGCACTATTATTACTATTGTTTCTTACCGCTACTTGTCCTGAACTAACATTCATTGTTAGTGAAAGATTATGTCTAAGACCTATCGGGCCATGTAAACCTAACGTATCTCTAAATGAGTGTAAAAGTAAAGCAACTGTATCATCGTCCGTATTTGTGGAGTTTACTGTTACTTCCCATGTGTAGTTGTCTGATGGACACGCACTGACTAGTCCTGTAGCTTGTGAATTATTAGTATTTGCTTGTAATTTTCTAAGACTTCCACCTAACACATTACTAGCTAAGGCTATTTTACCACTTGCATCAACAGTCCTATCACTACTATCAACATCCACATTTCTAATACCATATGTACTTCCTGTACACATTGAAGCTCTTGGATTACCGTAATGACCATAATTTTGTCTAGGGTCCACAGTTAACCATTTTACTAATGGTACTTGTGATGTGGTTGGCCATCTAATAATAAACTTTTTAAGGTGGGTGTTATAATAAAATTTACCTATATCACCATTAGCAATACCTACTGATGGTCCATCAGCATTACCTTCTTCCATTACGATATTGTACGCTCCCAAATACCAATCTGTGCCAGCATCTGTTAATCTATTTGCTGTAGCACCAGTATATAACCAAACTTTTGGGTCGTCCGTGTAAATTGTACCGTCTTGGAATAGACCCAAATCTACTCTACGGGATGTTGGCCAATTTGGTCCCCATCCAGCTGAAAAAAATAAAGTATAAGAAGCAAAAGGTACAAAAGCACCCCATTTTGCATGAACATCTGTCATACTCCAACCGCTGTATGTTAAACCACTATTATAATCAAATTCTGTACAACCGGAACTATATTCTACATTATCAACTGTTGGTCTATTTTCAACCATGGTAACACTATATATACCGTTATCTAAGTTTGTAAAGTTGTATGATGTGTCAGCGGAAGTACCATAATAAACATCAATTAATTTATCAGATTTTCTTAATTCATATCTAAAATTTTCACCTAGAGTGGTTGCTGTAGTAACACTTATTATACATTTTTTATTTGTATCTGTAACACAGGAATTATCACTTAAACTAACTTCCATAGTTGGTTTTACTAGTCCACTAACAGTAAATGTAGTTGACCCTGTATTACCTCTAATATCTGTTATTGTTCCAGTATATATTCCTTCACATAAATTATAAACCCCAAAAGTGTTAGCTGTATAAGAATTTACAGAACCTGACCAAGAAACACTGTATGGTGAAGTTCCACCTGAAACCGCCAATTCGTTTATATACCCACTACAAGTCCCACTTATTGTGTTTCTTAAACTATATTGACTAAAAATTATATTTCCACTATTTGTTGGCATTTTTCTATATTATTAATTTATTTTGGACAAACCACATCATTAGGTAAACATTCATTTATTACTTTACAAAAATAGGTACCTTTAGGGCAAATACCACTAGAATCACTTTTATCTTTTGTTGACGCCCCATCTCCACTACCGGATAATTTAATAAGTTGTTCTTTTATTGCTTCCGGTACAAGTGGGTTTTCTATTTGGTCTATTTTTTCTTTTTCTTTTTGTTCGTCAGTTATTACCTCATCTTTTTCTTTTTCTCTTTCATCATCTTTAGTTTCAGTTATAACCTGTTTTTTACAAAATTCACTACATGTTTTAAGACTACTGAACACGGGTCCTGCAGGCATTGCACTACCTTCCGATTCAAAACATAGTCCTTCAAAACAAGACCATCTTTCTATTTCACCACCACCATCACCTGAACCTGAACCATACCCTGAACCACACCAGTTATTCCATTTGCCACATCCTGTTGGCTCAGTAGGGTTGCAACCCCCTGGTTCACACCTACATCCACATTTTCTTTCAACACAAACTTTGTTACAGTCTTCTATCGACTTAAATGTTCCTTGAGGACTTTCTATACAAGCACTTGAGACCCTTATTGACCCAACATTTGATTTACCTTGTCTTGATTTTTCTGTTGGTGCGGCATTTCTAACACAAGCGTATAGTGAAGTTGTACTACCTAAACCACTACCACTTCTATCCCTACAAGATTTTTCACAATCATCATAACTACTAAATTCACCTCTAGGGTCTTCTATACATCCAGTGTTACCATCATAACTAGTCCTACCTAAATTACCACCAACTCTTCCACAACTATACCTACATGGGCCATAACTACAATCTGTAATTGGTTTTGATGGTCCCGGATTAGTCCCACCACCATCACTTGACTTGACTGGTAAAACACCTTTAGGTTTTATAGGTGTGACTCCTGGTGTAATAATTTCATTAACAAGTTCACCATCTTTTGCACAAAAATTTATAACTACTGGTTCACAGCTTGGCCCTAATTTTTTACAATGGTTATTTGCTCTAGTAACACAATCAACACAATCAATAGAGTCACCATCAGTCATTATTTCTGATATTCCAAATATCGGGTCTATTTTTAGTTTGTTTGCCATTTTTTGCCCACATTTACAGTAGTATTGACAGTCTACTGAAGCTGGTTTAACCGCGGTTTTTGGGTCTACTATTGTTATTACCTTCCCGTCAATAGTTATCTCTTTGTCAACATTAACTACTTTCCATTTATCCGGTGTAGTTTTATGTAATATGTCATATGAAGTTATTGGTTTTTCGTGTGAACATGGTTTAAATAACCCACATTTAGGTGTTATAACAATATAATTTATAATTTGTTTACCGTACAAATCTTTAAATGTATTTACAACCACATAAGAATGTCTTTGTTGTGGAAACTTATATAAACAAGTTGCTTTATAATCTTGGTCATATTGTGGTAAACACATTTTAAAAATACCGTCTTTAAGCATTTTTGTCATATAATCAATAGTACCGTTTTTAAGTGTGTAATCTTTTATTAGGTTTTTTTCTATTAGAGATTGCCATTTATTTGTTGGCCTATTTTTAATTATATCCCAAGTTAGTATATTGTTATTACCATTACTATCTATAAAAGTAAGGTTATTAAATGTTTGGGTGTTAACTTTAGGTACACTTATTGTATTACAACCGTTGTCTGTTATGTATAGGGAACCTTCTAGGTTGACTGTTCTACGATTATTTCCTTTAACCATTTCAAACCCTTGAGATGCTTCTGTTGGGTCAAAAAATAGGTCTTTTTTACTTACTTTACTTGCTGATTTAATAGCTCTAAAAAATGGTGATTCTGATTCCTTACCATCATCATTTAATTTATGACCTAAATTTACTGTTATAGTGGTTGTACCACCAGTCCCTAATTTAGATGTTGTTTCTGTAACACAAGCATACTTTAACTGAACCTTATCTCCTTTAATTAAATTAACAAACCCAGTATCAACGTTAACTTCACCATTGTATTCAAATATTGTTGTTCCTGAAGTCCCAGTCATATTACAAACTGTAGAAGCACTAGAAAACTTGTCTATATCTGTTACTTGTAATTTTAAATAGTCGTTAGCTACACCATCATCACTAGTTCTTAGAACTCTGTGTTCCGCTAACGTAGTTTCTGTTCCAGCGGAAGATGTTTTAATTAAAGAAACTACAAAAGAAAAACCTTTTATTCCATTAGTGTTTTCCCCCCTTTTACCAGGATAATACTTAAAGCCAGTGTCCATTAATGCTGTAGTTGTTTCACCTATTCCAGCGTTAATTAAAGAGGTGTTTACCAATCTTTTAATTTCGTAGTCGGTAGAAGGGTAAGTTCCTGTCATAGCAGAAGCATAAACACTACTTAAATATTCACACCATTTAGTGTCTTTATACCCAACTGTTAAATAACCTTTATATGTTAGCCTATATAAACCATTACTTTGAGCACTATAAGTCATATAATCACCACTGTCAGAATTGTTTAATATTAACCCATCATTATAAACATTGTAAAAAGCGTATGGTCTATAACTTTTTGTATAATCCCCTATTAAGTTAATAGGGTTGTTTAAATTAAAATCACTTATTGGTAGTGATGTGTTAGCTGAGTATGAAGCCCCACTAATTGTTATGTCGTAGGTGTTTGTTATAGCTGTTGTGTGTGCAGAATATATTCCTCCGTACCTACCATTGGTTGTAAAACAAAAATCTGTATTACTATTTTTTTGTATTGGGGCATCCTTAAACAAGAATGTTAATTTTTTAGGTGCTTCACCTCCGGTTGTTTGGTACGATGTATCTTCATTGGTCAAACTTTTTGGGCTTCTTCCGGTATATGGCACACTATTATTACCTATATGGTAAAAACCTATGTAGTCATTACCATCTAGAAGTAATTCATTTCCTTTTGTATGCAACCCATTTTGTCTACCAGATTTTGTAGAACCTATTACAGTTTTTTTACGTGGACATATTAAAATTTCTTTTATTAAATCATTATTATCGTAGGTAAACCTAACATCGTTAAATTGGTTTAGTGTTGAACGTTTAATCCATTGTGAAATGTCACTATAAACCCTACTTACCGGTCTTATCCCACCATTAGGTTCTACAACGTTATATGTTTCTTTACTACCTATTTGTTGTGTTTTTAATTTTTCACTAAAGGCTATTTGTTGTTGTTCGTTAGTGAATTTTAGTGATATACATTTATTACCTGATGAAAATATTTCGTTATTTCTTATTTCACTTGGCCAATCTATAATACTTATTTCTTTTCCGTTAATTACTACTTTTGGTGTTTCTTTTATTTCACCCTGATTAACTTCTCTACTGATATTATAAGGTATTTCAATTTTATTAGTAGACCCTAAATTAAAATCCATTAGGTTAGCGTTAATTTTAAAGTCATTTTCTATTGCATATACTTGGCTATTAACTAACTCCAAAGCTTCTGCTGGTATGTTTTGTTTGGTTAATTGTTTTTTATAGTCATACCTAACCTCACCAGAACTTAAATCACTATTATCTAGTGTTAGGTAAACAGTACTAAGATTTATTTTTTTTCTTGGGACTATTGTTTGTTTAGGTATTATTATGTCCGGCATAAAACCTTCTATAACAACATTATCAGTAACCTCACAGTTAAAACTTAAAGAAGTTGTGTATTGTCCACAGTATTGAGATAGAATGTCCATGTCAAAAGAAAAACTGTCAACATTTTTTTTACCTACACTAGGCAATACCATTCTGATTGGGTGTTGTCCTGTATTTGGTTTTAGAGCTCCTATAACACCCCCAGTACTGGTTTTTTGTGGGTTGTAATAATTTCTATGAGATAAAAATGCTCCAAAGTCTTTGCCTTTTACTGACTCAAAAGAATATTTTCCGTTACTACCAACAAAAACTTCTAAAACAATGTCTGTTTTATTAATACCTATTGGGTCTAAATATTTTTTTACTTTTACGTATTTTGCTTTGAATCTTAGGAATAATCTCTTACTGTTATTTTCTGTTTTTACAAAAACTTCAGCTGGAAACTGTGTGTCGTATGTTAAAGTAAAACACTTTCTTTTATTATATGTTTTATTATTAAATGTGCCTGAAGCATAAAACACAAACTTTAACTCATTACTGAGTACCCTAAAATCAACACTACTATTATAAATTTTTGCCATACCTTTAATAACTAAAATTAGAGCTACTTACATTATTACTTTGTCCTTGTGCTTGATTACCATAATTTCCTATAGTTGTGGTTGTCACTATATTATAACCATCAATCCAAGATTGTGTATATGTCCCAAAACATTTAAGACCTTCTATATGTAGAATATTATCCGTTGCTCCTTGTTTTGTAAATATAGATTGTGATAAGTATTTGTCTTTATTACTGTGGTAACTATTTGCTAACCTATTTGTAACAACCCTAACTATTTCACTTCCCGCAGCTTGATTTTGATTATCTATATTGTATTGGTTGGCGTAACTAGATATTGGATTTTGTGTAGCTCCACTTATAATACTGTTAAAGTATAGAGAACCTGGTGTCGGTGGTGCTGGTAATCTCATACTCATAGGGGTACTATTCACCATTGCTTGTGGATAAGAAGTATACCCACTTAAGGCGGTACCAGTTAATAACATCTGAGGGATAATTGGCATTGTGTTTCCTGTTGGGCTAAAACATCTGTAAACAAATTTATCTCTATGAAATGCAGAATTTTCTACTTTTTCACCACTTGTCCATAATGTTGTTGCTGGAACCATTTTTTCAACAAGTTTAATCCAATAACTCCCTAATTCACTAACATAATCTAACATCTTATTATAGGTGTACTTATTGTTGTCACCACAAGAACCATAATATTCCTCTAAGTATTGTAAATATATTTTTTGTAGTACTGGATAACCACCTGTTTTACCATCATTAATTGTCATCCTATTTCTAACATCAATTAAAACTTTCCAGAAATTGTTAAGAAATCTTTTAAAATGCATGTTTCTAGTATCTATACTAAAACCTGCTTTTGTTTCATCAAATGTATATATGTGATTTAAAATTAAGTCCTGACCAACAAAATAATCATCCAAAACACCAATCTTCATATCTTCCATAGTATTTCCGTAGGTCTCATAGGTACCTAAAGCCATTGGGCTACCGTCCGCGTAAACAGTATAAACTGCTCCACCACCACGTTTTAACTTAATTTCACATTTAAAAAATTTATCAGTACCTGTTGGCCAACTATCATAGTTTTGGAAAGTTGCGATTATTGTTGCTGACCCACTATTATTATTATCTCCATGAATGAAAATTTTATTTTGGTCAAAAATGATTCCCTCTTGTGATAAGTTTGTCATGTTGAGGGTTGTTCCTATTTCAGCACTTGTTGTGGTTCCTTTTACAAAACCTATAAACGTATTTGGTCTTGCTTGGTTTACACAAACCTCAAATCTTAATATAGCTCCTTTAGACCTTCTAAAATGTCTGTGTGAAGCAAATCCACCATTCCAATTAACTGGACCTAAAGCTCTAAATTTACTACCAGTATATGGTTTATTACCATCTGTACTTCCTACAATAGTTTGTGAGTAATTTGCTCCATACCATTTGTCCGGTGTAGTTCCACTATTAATAACTGGTTTTTGAAATGTACTGTATAGTGTCCCACCTGTCATAGTTGTGTCAGCACTAAAGAAACAATCGTATTCAACTGATTGTTTATAGACATCATATACTAATGCTTGACCTATATTCAAGGATATGTCAACATTTTTTACATTCAATACTAGTCTTTCGTCTTGTGTTTGGTAGTACGAAGCTCTTGTGTCGTATACCCAATCTCTTGTTTCTAGTTCAGGTTCTTTTCTATTCCATGATTTTTTATCATCAATCATCCTTGTCAGACCAAAACCAAAATACATATGTGGAAATCTTCTAAACCTATCTAGATAAGGTGATTTAACCCTATTAGAATATTCACCACCAGTCCAAAAACCACCCCAGGTAAAATTTTCAAATTTATTTATTATAGATGGTGTACAACCAGTTAAAATAGATTTGTCTTGATTAACTACCACATCTGATTTATGTTCTTCTGTTCTGTGGTACCATCCAGCTCCTCTTTGGAAAAAGTAGTTGTTTGTTATTCTTGGCCTTATCGGGAAACCTTCATTGTCTATTGGGTAGTCACTTCTTTGGAAGTTGTGTGATGTTGTCCCTGTTTCGTAGTAAAATTGACTTAGTGGTACACTGTAATTTATTGTTGATGATGAATAGGTTCCTCCAGATATTCCGGACCAACTACTATTAAATTTATTAGGCATTTGTTCATAGTGGTAAGTACCTCCTGTTGTCATCGCATTAAGACTATTATCATCCCATACAAATGTTAGTGGGGATTTCATGTTAATTCTTGTGTCCGCTAAAACAACATATTCATTAAATTCAATTAATGCTTCAGGTGCACCCACCAACGTTAATAAGAATTCTATAGCTTTTCTTGTACCTTTTGATTTAAATAGATAACCGGTGTTTAATAATATTCTTCTATATAACTCAACATCTAATTCAGCTGGGGTCATTCCAACACTACTTCCTGAGTAGGTAGGTTTACTTACCCCCAACACACTATCTAAAAATCCTACCTTATCTAACGTACTTGGTGTTGACCACCCTAGTGTTTTTGCAAAATTCTTAATTAACCCATTAGGTATGTTATTTTTACCATCGTAGGTTACATTAGTCATATATGCTATCCCATCTACAAAAGTTTTTATGTCGTCAAAACTCCTACCGTATATTTGAAGTGTTTTTTCTATTTTTTGGTCTGATGTGTCAAACTCTTTTAGTGTTGGTGATGTTAAAAATCTAGATACTAGGTTTGTTTTTATGTTATCTAGTTCGTCACCTATGTCTGCCAAATTTTTTAAGTAGTTGGTGTATCCGGAACTAACCACATCTAAATTTACATCATCACTTAAAGGCCAAGTTTTATTTATGTAATCATAATACTTAACACCAGAACTTGTTTCTTTGATTATTTTAAATTTAGCTGTATAGATAGGTTTTACATCTCTAGTCATTAAAAAAGCTTCAATACCTTTTAAAGATTTTAATTGCCTTTCACTTTCAGAACTATTAGGTTTTAAATAAAATTTTGTATTGGTGGTTGTTGTATTATCACCAAAAGGTTTTCCTTCTACGGACATCACAATAAAGTCTGACCCCAAAGTTTGTGCTGTAAATTCAACTACTTTATATTCTTTGGTGCCAATTTTATTGTTAAAAGTTAAAACATAATCTTTATATTCATTCGTTAAGTTTCTTAGTTTAGATGTTTTTCCTTCAGCAATTTTAGTTATTGTGGTTGCTGTATTACCTAAATTTTCTAAATTTAATAATATAGCTTCAGGGGTTAAATGCCCATCTAAAAGATTACCGTTAGTTGTAAATTCTATGTTAAATGGATTAGATATGTAATTTACTTCACTTCTAAACGTTGTTCTATTTGTTGTTATATTGTAACTTATATTATACGCTGTTGTGTACCCAGTTGTTTCATAGATATCTGTTCCGTCAAAATATAACGCTGCTGGAAAAATATTAATAATATTGTCTACAGCTACGTTTAATCTTTTCTTTAAAGAACCATATAAAACAAAACTACTTAAATCACTAGTATCATTATTTATAAAAACTTCTATATGGTTACTTGCTGTAGTTTTTGCTATTTCTAAATCAGCTATACCTAAAGTAGATAGTGTTATTGGGTTAGAAAAACTGTTTATTTCATAGCCTACTGGTACTGGATTACTCACATTTTGAGTAAAGGAGAATGTGCTGTTAGTCATTTGTGAAGAACCGTCAGTTATTTGATTACCGACTAAATTATCACTAAATGTTTCACTACCGTTTGGTGGTGCTGGAGGGTATCGGAATTTATTACTTGCCATAATTCCGAATTTAAACTTTTATATTGCTAAAAATCTTACCAAAATCTATATTATTACCCCTATTTTGTCTAACCTCATATAGTTGGTCATTATATTGGTCTCTAACCTCATATAAATCGTATTGAGCGTATATGTTATTATTACCGGATAAATCATACAATGTATATATTCCATCCTCCATAGATTTTGTTTGGTCTCCATAAGCTGCTATAGCTAATGTTTCAAAGTCGTGGTCTACCATTTCAATATCCAATACTAGTGGATTAAAAAACGTGTTAGTTATTATAACTTTTTGACCTGGTTGACCAATAAATGGTATAGCATTTGGGTTATTGGATGGTGCACTTGTTGGTGTTAGTGTACAAAAAATTAAATTGGTTTGTTTATTGGTGTACACATACCTTGGTGATATTTGATTTGGATTTGATAGATTTGCTGTTACTGGTTCACAAAAAAAGTTGGATGTTACTATTCTATAAAAATTATGTATTTTTTCGTCGTTTAGTTGTAGATATTCTATTCTGTACCCAACTAGACCGTGTGGTTGGAACCTACTTCTATATTCTGTTGGTATGTTGTTTAAGTCGAATACCAATCCTTTTACGTTTGGTAGTGATGATAGTATACCACAATCCACAATTTCTGTTCTTATTTCTGCTGGTCTTATGTAAACAGTATATATTCCTTTATTTGCAAAAATGTTTGATGGTAAATTTAGGTTGTACAGTCCACCTAAAACTTCAACACCAGCAGATGCTGGACCTCCAGTACCAGCAGCGTGATAGTATGGTGTAAGTACTGTATTTGCTTGTAATTTAAATAACGTGGTATTACTAGTAGCGTCTCTATTTGGTGCTGAATGCACAATTACTTCCATGTCATCTGGAAGTACATCAGCTGGTCTTTTTATTCCGTATGCTCCTAATGCCATATATTAAGGTTGTTTGTCAATTTTATAGAATCCTCTTCCGTGTAATTCTAGTTCACCTAGATTTGGTACCTGTCCTAACCTTTGTGGTCTTTCAAAAACAGTAATCCTACCTCTTTCTATGAATATGTTAGACCTAACTTCTGGTCTTTCACACACATTCATCAATACTTCCTCTTTTGTTAGTGGAACTATACACCCTTTTACTTCAACTTTTTGTAAAGACATAGTTTTTTATTATAAATATCTAGGTACTCATTTATTTGTATGATTATAAATATAATTTCTATAACGGTACTATGCCAGTACCACAACCATCACAATTTTCATCAACCCCACATGAAACAAATTGCCCATCATATTCATAAAGGTTAAATATATCCCAAAGTCCAGATTGTCCTGATGAACCATCTGATGAGTCTATAGTAAAGAAACAATTCCCTGGTATTCCATCGTTTAGTGGGTCTGGGTCAATACCGGTTCCTCCAGCTACACAACACACACAACAACCCCCCGATAATGTACCTGTACCATAATTCCACAAACCACTTACGTCAGGACCATAATTTCCACCAGCATAAGTACCATCAGGTACCATAAAACATTCACCAATCTGAAGTGTTTTGTTTGATGGGGTTGTAGAAAATGATGAAGCTCCTAATCCAACCCAAGTTAAATTGTCATTTGGCCCTATATAACCAGCATTTTGTAAATTTGGTTCACAACAACCACAAGTACCTTGACAACAAGAATGTGTACATCCCGTATAGTCGTCTATCGGGAATGCATAGTCCCAAACATTTCCTGGGCCTCCCGTTGTACCAGTACCTGTTATTTGCCAACAATCACAAATTGACGAACCAAAGTTACAAGGACATGACCTGTATGCGTGGTGTTTCATCTCAACACAACAACCCTGACTTGCATAGCTTGTTTTTGAAGCGTCATATACTTGACATAATAATGTTGGTGCACCTGGGTCTGTATACAGACCCGAATCATTAAATTTTTCAGAACCCACAGTTGTTACAGCTAAAGTACCAGCTCCTGGTAATCCAAAACATGGATGAGTAGTAGCGAATGGTCCTGGTGTATATTGACAATTATCGTTACGCATAACATCATTTACGTCAGCAAGACTTATACAATTTTCAATATGTGTGTTGTAGTTAATTTGGACGTTAGTATATGTACTAGCCCAATCAGAACCAGTACTAAAAGCTTGACTAAGTGTGAACGCACAAGGACCGTTACCGGAGTTAGTGTAGTGTGCGTGTAATAGAGCTGAGTCTACTGTAAATAAATAGCCCGAAGCATTAGGTCCTGTTGTAATAGGACAAGGGTAATATGTGTTAACTGGTGGCCAAACAACCCACGTCGGAAAACTTGGAGATGGTATCAATGCTGCACCTAAAGTATACACCATATTTATAGCTTGTAAGTTAGGGTTAACATGATTAATAAAGAAATTTATAAAGTCTTCTCCCGAACCTACCACACCACTATGGTTAGTTGTACTACATTTAGAGTACCCACCCCAAAACGGATTAGTATTACATAACCAACTCCAACACTTATCATTACAGTCTTGTTGATTTGCGAAAACATGTGGGTCACCAGGAGGGTAATTACCTTGTACACAACCAACACTTAAAGATACATTTTCTTGACACTTCCATGTTAATGTAGGTGTTCCCCCAGTTGGACATGATACACACTTTTTATCGCAAGGTGCCCACCATGGGTGAGAACCTCCACCAGGTACACCACCCTGCTGAGTCGCCCCTATTGCAGTACCTCCAATTGGGTTATACATATTTGCTCCATCTGCACTATTACCTGATAAATAATTACACCAATGTTCTGATGGTGAATACTGGTCAGGAGTTAGATTTGGGACATCGTTAGTATCCCACATTACGGTCCTAACCCAACAACAATCTGGTGTTGCTGGGTCTATCACTATTTGTCCATAATTCCAATATGGTTCTGTGTTGGTCCATGTTTGTGGTGTTGAATGTGGTATTACATTTGGAAAAAACCAACCATCAAATGTAGCTGGTACACCAATTTGTGACATCGTAAATTGTCCAGTTGTAGGGTGTAATATTGGATTAAAATACCCATTAAACCCAGGCCCTTGTCTTATCCACTCTATTTTTTTACCTACACAATCTGCACAATCCGCTTGTGAACAATTATTGGTTAATGTCATACAACTATAGTAACTATCATGACAATCATTTGTACATGTATTACAATTCCAATCTAAATAACATGGTTGACTTACTGGTGGTGATGTTATGCAGGGTTGTTGTAGTTGTAAATCCAGGAAACTTTGACATTTACATCCTGGGGGATTAAAACCGTTTACTTGGTATTGTGACCCTCCTGGTGTTTGACATACTATACAACATGGTGATGGTCCAGCGTTTGTAGCTGGTATAAGTCCTCCTGGACCTATTACTGGTCCTAGTGGTCCTAATGGTCCTGTTGGGTCAGTAATCATAGCCTCTTTATTCATTTCTGTTGCCACATAACTACGTGGACTACTAGCATTAGTTAAGTTTGGCATTATACCACAATTACCCATACCTACTTGAGTGTCACCCCAATTACACTTACAAGGTATTGGGCCTTGTACCACATAAAAAGTAGTACCTCCTTGACCATCATTGTGTTGACAGCATATTTTACAATTACCCAAACCACTTCCTGATTTACATTCAATAATTCCAGGACCTGAACATACTTGGTTACAAGGAAGTCCTGTTGGGTTAAACATCATCTGTTGTGTGTTAGGTAAACACCCTCCTTGCCCATCATCTTCACAACAACAACAAGGTGCTGGTGGACACTCAATTAAAGTAAGATTAGCACATGCTTGGTCACAAGGAAGTCCTAATGGATTTACTGGTGATTGTGATGTTCCTGGGCTACACTGACCGAAACCATCATCTTTACAACAACAACAAGGTGCTGTAGGTGTAGGGTCACAACAAAAAACACATAATTCCTGACATTCAGCTAAACTATCAAAAGGGGTAGCTCCTAAATTATAACTTAGTTGAGCACTTGTATTTCCTGCTGTACCATAAACAAAATCACCATAAGTAGCAATAGAATTTACTTGGTTATCAATGTAGGGATATTCTTGTACACAATTAGTTGATTGACTATGTTGAATATTAGGGTAGGTGGTGTTGTAAGCTAGGTTTGAGTCACACCACCATCTTTCTTTATATGTAACAGGTGGACAATCTGCGTCACATGGAATCCACATTATATCAGTACCATATACTGGTAAACCTGTGGTATTCATAACATTCATATATATGTTGTAATAATCTGAAGGTAACATTGTAGTGTCATAACTAGACCAATCACCGTCTGCCAGTATCATTATATAACAACACCCGTCTTGGGTTACAATATCACCATATTGGTATGGTCCTCCGGTTACTGGATTACCTGCTGGAGACCAACCTAATGGGGTGTTATTAAAAGTTGTTATCGTAATCCAATAAGTTAATAACACACCTAACCCATTATCGTAAGAATATGGGTATGTACCGTTTTCACATTCATCACAACCACAACACTTCTCACCAAAAGTTGTTAAAGAATCACAACAAGCCAATGAAAAACATGGTGGAGACCAATTAAGTGGGTTAGTTGGTGTTGATGTAACTTCGCACACGCACGCATCATTACATTCAAATTGACATACTTTTTGACAACTTGATAAGGCTGAAGGTCCTGTATATGGACCTGAAATTAAATTATTAATTACAGGGTAAACTACACAACCCAAAATATCATCACAATAATAATCTTGATATATGGTAACACATGGTTCTTCGTTTACAGCACAAAGTGATAAGTCCTCATAACATGAGTGACATGCACATCCATAAGTTCCTCCTGGATTTAACGCCGCACAGTACCAATTTAATAAACACTCCCCACTAATATCACAATCACAACAAAATTTACAAGCTTCTTTACAATTACCTAAACTTGTAAAGAACCCTCCTGGGTCTGTGGCTCTATCTAAACCACCTGAACCAAATAAATTTACATCTAATAAACCACTAGTGTTACTTACACAACCACCAATATCGTTTACTTGGTCGTAATGACACCAAATTTCTTTTGCGTCTAATGAACAATCACACGGTGTATTTGTTGCGGTCGCTAAGTAACAATCTAAAGCATTAACGTATGCCGTACCAGCACAATTTGTTATGTTACCAACAAAAGTACATACGGACAAACCATTTTTATCACAACACCAATTACATTCTTGTTGACAATTGGCTAATGAAGTAAAGTTTGTAGTTATAGGGTCTTGGTATTGTGCATGACCAGAATTTACCTGTACACAACCAGTACCATCTACATTTACTACTGGTGGATAATTACTACTACAAGGTGCACTATCATCACAATACCATTGTGGAGGTCGTACCGTAGGACAACAATCTGGTAATAAAAGATTAACTGGGTTTATACCCATACATTCATTATAGGAGTTATAAGCATAAACATTTGGTGGACAGTCTGTTGGTATTGGTCCTGACGCTAGAATTAATTCTTGTTGGTAGGTTGCACACATAGGTAAACAAGGACTTGTTCCTGGTACACAAAAACATTGTGCAACACACTCAGGGCCACTACCATCATCACAGGTTGGGCCACTGTAACAATTAACTAGTGGTCCTGTTCCTAGACCTGGATTACACCCACTAGGTTGACACCCATCTGGTGTACATGAATATCCTGGGTCATACCCACCACTTGTACAAGCTGAACATGGGTTATAAGATGTTCCTTGCCATACAAACGGTAAAGGAATTGGTCCTGGTGTTTGATTACAACTTCTCCAACAATTAGGTACACCCATATGAGGTGGGTCTCCAGGAGTAAAATGGTTACAATCGTATGTACTTGCATCACCTGGAGTAAATGGTTGTCCTGGTGGAAGTATAATATCACAATGACATTTAAAACAACAGAAATCAGTATCTGTATCACCCCAGTAAACAGCATCATTTAAATCGTAAAAGTTATATAAACTATCCCAAGCACCCATTGAGTTTACTGGTGCTTGACATGCACAATCACACGCATCACTTTCTTCGTCACAACATGTTGGATATGTATCTCCTGAACATAAGGCGTTAGTACAATCAAACATAAAACACCATGGAAGATTTGGGTCATAGACATAACCCGGTTGCGTTGGGTCGTTACATCCGGCTGGTGGTCCTGGGGTTACAAATAACGATACTTCGTATGAACAAGGCCAATCACCTAGAGGTGAAGGTATTCCGGCTGTTGGATAAAAGTTTTGATTTAGGTTGGATGTTGGGTCATCATCACATTTTGCGTAACAACAACCTTCATTTGCGTAACAACACGCTGAGTAATTAGTATAACCAGTAAATAGAGGGTCTGGGTCACTAGTTTGCCAACCTAAAGCATTTATATTAGCAAGGGAAGACCCAAGTTGACACCCAACATTAACACTTGGTGTTTGTCCTGTATCAGTAAAACAATCCCAACCAAAATTACATTGACAAAAATCTAAACAGTCCGCTTGGCTAGGGAAAGATACTATCCCGTTTAATCCTCCTGATGGGTCTGGACCATATAGGTTAGGATTTTGAGAGATAAGTGTGGGACAAGGGTCTGGCCATGTATCTACACATGGGGTAGAGTTGTCACAATCACAAAGCCAACATGTCTGTACGGAAGTACAAGCTGTTACACAAGCTGCTTCCGTTGGGAATGGACCTGCACCACCTGGTGATGCAATTGGTACTGGTGGACATGAAGATATGCTATAACATGGTATACAAGGACTTTGATATGGTCCTGGTGATGGTGGATTATATGGTAAAAAAGGGTCTTCACACCACCAACTACAAGGAACATCACCAATAACATTTGCAACCCCATAATATATCAACATATTTTGTTCACAATCTGCTGATGTAGGCCATAATACATTACCTGGTATTTCTGAACCAATAGTTAAAGGTCCTGGTGATGGTAACCCACCAGTTGACTCACACCCAGTTTCACAATTCCAAGTCCAGACTGTATTAATACAACATTCTAATATAGCCCCATTAGGTGCTATATTCATTGGTGGTAAAAATAAATTATTTAAGGTGTTAGCTGCCACACCATTATTACAGTCATTTATATTGTATATTGGACTTATAAATAGGTCATGATTGTAAGCTAGGTCCGTAGCTGTACTATTTATCGCGTTAACACTAATCATAGTATTAACATAAAGAGGTTCGTCTAAAAAGCAATTTATTTCATCACAACAAGGAACCCCAACAGCTGATGGTGTTGTGCACGAATAAGCTGGTGGTTCACAATAATCAATACAATCTTGTTCTGTTGCGAATGATAATGGTGTGAAGTATAGTGGGTCATCAGATAATATAGGTATACATCCTTGACATGAGTATTGAGATATACATTTCCACCTATTTTCAAAACAGGTACCACTTATTAAGTTAATGTTACAGTCACCCCAAAACATTTCACCCGTTACAGTTATTGGGTTACCAAATTGGTCTAATGTATCTAGTGTTGCTCCAGATATCATAATACAATCAAGATTACTTGCTCCAGGTAGAGGACATGCTTGCCACATTGGTGATGTGTCTGGTGGTCCATAGGTTGCTGTGTCAGAGCAAGGGAAGTATGCTGCAACATTAGCATTTAAACAAACATAACAAACACCATTATAATTTGCTGTATCATTTTCAAAATATAAACCAAATCCTGAGCTCCATACTCCACCTAACCAACCAAATGGAGCACTATTCATTTGACCTGCATTCCAAATACCGTTTATAGGTGGGTTAGCTATACAATCATAATCACAATTTGCTTCTGGTCCCTCTACAGGACAAATCCAACTTACACAACCTATATAATCCCATTCAGTTGAGTATTGCATTGTATAACCAGTAGGTGCACTTAAAGTACCACTAACTAAAGCTTGGTAACAATTTCCATATTCTCCTTCTACATAATCACCAGCGTTATAAAAGTTACCTGAACTATAAATGTAACTTACTAATGTAAAGTCGTTACACGGTGTATTTGTTCCTGGTGGACATGAAACACATTCTGGTGCACATGCTTCCCACACATGTGTATATACACCACCATCGTTATAGGTACCTTCTTCCATCATAACAGGTGCAGTACCAAACCATGGGTCTGATGATGATATGTTTGTAACTGCCATATAACAACAACAAGAGTTAAATGTTACGTCGTAAACAATATCACCTATACTGTAGTTTCCACTTGGTGACCAGTCACCTACGACAACACCAGGACCAATACTGTGTGGTACTCCAGTTACTCTATCTACATACTCATCTTTTGTTGTACAATATTCACAATCTCCTGATGGACAAGCTATACATTCCTCAGCACCCCAAGCTAAATTATCTAAACCACAACTAGTAGCTTCAAAAATTGTTATACCATTATTAAAGTCCCAGAATCTAATAGGTGTATCACCATCTGCAACACCTGTAGAATTAGCTGCTGAAGATATTGTGTAAGCTGTATAAGCTGCTCCAGCAAAATCTATAGTACCATAAACCCCAGTTAAAAATCCATTAGTTATTGGGTCTAGTACGTCACCACCTATAGGTACTGTAACCCCAGCATTAAATCCTGGTGGTAGGTTAGCGGTGTTTGAGTTAGTGTATGTTTGGAAATTTCCTAAAATACTGTCTGTAATTCCTGATACTGTAAAACATGGTTGTCCTCCTTGTGAACCAGCACCAAAAGTCATACCACTATACTGATTTATATGTGTTCCAGAATCAAGAGGCATATTAGGGTAATCGTTAAAATACCCTGTAGAACCACCTTGAAAACCACTTGGATTACCAAATATATCATAAGTCATAGGTCCTAGTAATGGGCTAGCTTGGTCCATTTGTAATGTAGGGTTTGTTGGTGATATTACTGACCCAGCCATTACAGCGTAAGTCTCTAGAGGTACTGTTATAACTTTTGACGTGCTTAGCGGTCCCCATGGTGAGTCTTGAGTGATTGTTATGGTATATTGTCCTGGTGTTGTGTAGGTGTGTAGTGATTGTGTTGTTAAACTTGGGTAGTACAGTACTTGTGTAGACATACCTAGTACACCCCAATCTATAGTATATGGTGACTTTTGAAATGTTTCGTAGTAGCCAAAGTCTGTTGTGTTAGTAACTAACACGTCCATACCACCTGAAGATACTCCTGAAAATATAAAATTTGCAAAAATTTCTTGTTGTGATATATTTCCATCCCAAACAGAGTAATGTCCAATATCATTAAAATCTTGGCTTATAAAAATTGGTATTTTACTTAGTTGTTCTCCTAACGGATTTTGACATTCACAACCAAATGTATTTGGTGTTATGTTAACTGGGCTAATACTAGCATTACCGATGCTTATAACACTTTGTGTTTGGTTAAAACTATCCGTATATGTATTTCCAGATAAAGTAACATTTAAACCTTTAAATAACGTATATTGAAAACCGTCAATACTTGTACAATGGAATGGACTACTACTTGGTCCGGTGTTCCATAAAATTACACAAGGGTCTATAGGTGAACAGTGTTTTAATTCTTCAGGAAATATATTAAGTATATCACCATTAATTGCTGACATAACATCAATCCCAGTTGCGTTGTACATGGTAACTCCTGAACAATTTGTACTAGTATTTATAGGCCAAAAATTGGTCCCCCCACTACAGGGTATCTCCCAGTGTATGTCTGGATTTATTCTTTTTATTCTAAACTTTTGTACTTCCATTGATTATATAATATATTCGTACCATCTTATTGGTTGCCCTGTTGTCATACCCACTTCACCCAGTATAAGGTTCATGGTGTAAGCGTTATTATTAAATTCCGTCACTTTATAACTATATTTTGGTGTTACCAATTCATTAACATCTATATCAACCCTATAATAAAACCAATTTGTTGGTTCTATTGGGTCTATATTACCCGTAGGGTCAGCGTTAATAAATCTTACAATTTTTCCGTCTAATGCATTAAAAAATTTACACGACATATAAAAAGTTTCTATTTCAAAAAGGTCTCTATTTTTTAACCAATGTATATAGTAACTCTCATCTTTTCCTCTTATAGGCCCTAAATTTAGTTTTGGTTCCCAAACATCATACACAGGACTTAGTCCTTGTGCGGCTTGTTGGTAGTACGCTACTGGGTCTTCGTCTGGGTCTATGGGTACTTGGTATTTGTCACAGTTTGTTGTTGGTAGTACAATAGTGAACATTAGTTTTTGTTCTTCTCTAACTGGTGTGTCGTAGAAATCAAATTTCCAAAAACTTTGTGTAAACGATTTTTTATTTCTATATAAGTCCCCGTCTGTAAATCCAGCGTTATTAAAATTAATACTGTTAGCTCCATAATTTCCGTTAACACTATCAAAAAACCTAAATTCGTAGAATATGTTATTATTAGAAGTAGTGTTACCATAATAATATCTGGTAGTTTCATAATCCTGTATCATATTTACCGCATCTTCTAACTCTACTTGTTCGTAATCAGTTATAAGTTGTTCTCTACCAGCCTCATCAAATACTTGACCCAAGGGTACGGTGATATTTTTTTCACCTGGTTTTACTCTTATTTGTATTCTATTCACAGACATCTCCAAATTGTTGTATAAAGTTTAGGGTTCCTGCACTATAACCGTGTAATAGTGGTTCTATCATAAATTTAATCCCTAAGTAAGGATAATGTGCATCATTTAAGTATGGGTAACTTACCCCTAATTTTTTAAAGTCACCAAGTTCTTCATAAAACCCTACAGGCAGTATTGGTCTCCATCTATGTGTGGCTTCTGATTGTAAATATTTAGCGTATTGTGGTGAAGTTTTAAAATCAATATTAGAATCAATTGTGTTTGAGAATTTTCTTACAGGTATTTTATAGTGTGGTTGGTACTTGTATTTAGATAGTACTGTACCACCATAGTTGCCAACTTCCATCATCGCATCAGTATTAAATTTTAATGTATGGCCTATTTCGGAAATACTATATTCTTGTAATTCATATGGGTTATACTCAACAAAAGCTCCCCTAAAAATATCACCTTTAATTGGTAAATTTATCCCTAGTAACCCATTTTGTATTAACCTAGTTGGGTTGGTTGCATTGTCTATTGCTGGGTCAACGTTTCCGTCATGCCTAAAATTCCAGTCCCAACCATACCCAGCTGGTGAAAAATTAGGAGCAGATAAAAAGTCCCAAACTAAATTACGATTAGTGGCAAATATGGTTAAATAAAAATCACCTACTGGTCTATTTAAATTATCGTAATACAATTCACGGTCTATATCTACATTACAATTCCACAAATATGATGGGAAGTCTTCTCTAATAACTGTTTTTGTTACGTTGTCTGGTGTTTTTCTAGCGTTAAAAACCCTACCTCGTTTTTTATAAATCCCTTCTTGGAACCCAGCACTATCTAAAGTATAGTCATTTGGGTTTGTAATTAGTTTATGTTCGTGGACATAGTATTGGGAAAGTGTTTCTCCACTATTTTCTAAATTAAGTATTTTTTTAAAAGTTCCTACATCGTTATTACCCACAACATTTAATGCTTGACCGACTAAATTTATGTTTGCTACATATTTTTCACTATTTGTTACCTCACTACCTAAAAAATCTATTTTAAATACGTTCTCTTGTTTACTAGTACCAGGAGCAACATTATATGTGTATTCAATATCAAGTGAACTAATTATGTTAGAACCTCCTATTGGTGTGGGTGTAGGTTGTAGTTGTATGTATTGTCCCGCTGTTAGATTATGTGGTACAGGACATGTTAGTCTAGCAATTAATTGACTGTCTGGTGTGTCACCACTTATTACATCCAACTCAAAAGGAATTCCATCTGAAGATATAAAATTCATACCAGATGACCCAGTGTAGTCACTATAGTATGTCATTGATTGTCCTGTATTAGCAGAAAAAACGTAAGAAATATATGTCACCCAATTGTCTTGGTATGCTGTCAAATCTTCATATCCACCAACCGTAGCCGTTAACCCATATCTATCTGGTGGTATAAAATCAAACACACTAGATGGTGGTGTGCCTAAACATGGTGTACCACCAGGACAACCAATATAGTCAGGCATAAAGTACATATTTTTAACATAATTAACATCATTTAAAAATGTTTCACCACTTATTATGTTATTATAAACAACATCTATTTTTCCATACAATCTATATGTACTAGAGTATTCTCTTTCTGCCTCAAATTGGTCTACTAGATTTAAAGAACGATTTCTTTCCCCTTGTATTAAAGTTCTCCTGTCTGAGTTAATTAAAGGGGTTAGTGACACGTCTTTATTTTGTGACCCAGCATAACGTGAAACACCCCTTACTATTCTTATATTTTTTTCATTACTCATTATAAAACAGAATTAGCTAGTTCTTCATCAACATATTTTCGTACAAAAGTGTTAAATGCTGTTTGTCCTGGTCTTAACCCAAAATAATAAAATAGTGGTTGTGAAAAATTTATATTTGAGTCGGATGTTGGTGTTAGTATTGGTCTGGTTAGTGATGGTGCCATATTATTTTGATAGTCCCCCGCTAAAATTGGGTTATTACCCCAAGGACTAGTAGATGTTACAGAGGCTCCACCCCAAGTATCAAACTCATACTCCCCTAAAGTGCCAGCCCAATCATTTTTCCATGTACCAAATGCTGCTCCTGGAGCGCCATCTAAACGCCAAGAATAAAATGGTACTGTTTGTGATGAGGCAGATAAATCGTAAGTTAAACAATTTATTAAATCTACCCCAGTCATCATTGTTTGTGTTGATGCTGTAAACATAAGTGGTTCCCATTCAATATCATAATATGTAGCTCCCATTATGTTAAGTGCGTTGGGTACGTAAATACCTGTTCCATTAGGGCCTACAGCTACGTTAGGTATTGGATACTCCATTTGTGCATTAACTGGTGGTGTTGTTGTTGGTCCAGTTGGACACTCACATTCTGTACCACCTACATTGGTTTCGTACCCAAATACTCCCAACATACAATTTTGCATTAAACATTGTGCTACATCACCACCAATTTCTTTTTCTGGTCTTACGAAGAATGAATAAAGAGCCATATTTGGGTTATCCATTTTCATGTTATATACGTCTGAAACTAAATCTGTAATGTCTTGGAATGTTGTACTACCTATTTGGTCTGTAACAGAGCATTCTGTACCGAATCTTTCATCAAAACATACTTGTTGTATACATTGGTTTCTAGAACCCATATCTACTATAGTTGTTGGAAATAATATATGTCTATTCATATCTCCCGATGCATGGTCACTACCACTACTACCAGCAAAAGCCCACCAAGGATTATACACACCATCATCATCACCCATAAAGGCACCTGGGTTAGCTTGATTTACGTTTTGTGCTGGACAAGACCTATAGTAAAATACGTGGTCTATTGGGTGTATGTATGCTGTTTTTTTACAGTAACTTGAGTCTGTGTAGGTATCGTGAACAATACCCTTATAGTCTGTAAATCCACCAACAGCAAATTGTAATTTTGCTCTAAACTGGAATTGATATAGGAATCCACTAACCCAATCATTTTCCCAAAAATAATTCATAATACCATTACATAAGGCTACAGCTACTTTTTCTCTACGTATATATTCGTTTATTACAACCATATTAAAGTTGTTAGCTATACAAGCTGGGTTTATACATATAACTTTTACATAACAACCACCACCCGCGTACTCATCTTTTCCACCACCTGAACCTGTACCGTTAGCTGTCGAGTCGTACCCATAGTTATCTGGACAACATATTTCGTCTTCGGAATTATAATCAGGACAACAAATATCGTCAGTCCAAATAAGTAAATTAAACACACTAGCTCCTCCAGGTGCATTACCTACAGAGCATGGTGATGTAGGTACCCCACCACCAGTAGTACCACAGTTAGGGTCCATAAGTTCACAACAAGTACTGTTTGATAAGTTTTGCATATCTGAATTTGCCCCTGCTCTACATTTACACCTTTCACATTCTGGGTATTTTTGTTGGTGTAGGGAGTACATTACAATACCAAACCTAAACCCATAAAAACCACATCCGTTTGGTTCATGTGGACAGCTACTCTGAAATATCTGAATACTTCCACAACCTAAGGATGAAGCAATTGGTGTTAAAAACCCAAATGGGTAGAAAGAAAAACCCCAACTCCAAACTGAAAAACTAACCCCTATAGGTATTAACGCACACATGATTTGACAAAGTACGTATATTATTAAAAATACAATAAAAAATATTATACCAACCACAAATGCTAGTATTGCGGCCAAAGCCTGTAAAAAGAAATACAATCCATGTAGTATTGATAATAAAAACATATACAGCATTATCATAAATTTATTTCTTCTTACCGCACTATTTACAGGAAAAAACATTGCACTAGTAGCACATTGTTGTTCTGCTTCTGGTAATATTTCTTTAACACCAGTAAACTCTCTTCGTCCTCCATGTTTTACGTGGTCATGAAATTGTGATGGTGTATAAACCCTGTTAAACGTCATGTCGTAAAAATAATCTTTTGCGGCCGGCATTAGTTCTTGCTGTGCGTGTGGTGGGTAATCAGAATATTTTGTACTAAAAGCGTATGACCTATAATCTATACCAGGCCAATCACCTTGTGATGTCCAGTTATATTCCCTTAAATTCGGCAACAAATAAGAAGCTCTCCTAGATTGTCTTGCACTTCCACTAGCTTGTTCTGGTCTCACCCTAAACCTTACCCTACTTCTTGTAGCTACACCTACTTCTGGGTCGTAAGATAAAACTAATTCACCAAATTCATTTGTTGTTATATGGTCTAAATTCATTGGTAAATGAACTAACCAAGCACCACTTTCATCTATCACTCTACCACCATCTTCTAAATAATATCTTTCTAATACTGGGACTGTACCACCTGTTGCTGTGCTGTACCCATAAGCGTCTTCATCAAATGTTGTGAGGGGTGTATACCTTATACAATCTATAATTCCAGGTTGACTTATTAAACTACATAGTTCACCCATATGTTTTTTAGGTCTACATTGTTTGTTTACATAGTCTTTATCCGTATCTGTTGCTGTACTACCCATAAATACTGCTGTTGGGTCTATTCTAACGCCTGAAATACCTAAATCAAAATCCACTCTTGTTATGGAAGCTTGACACTCATCTTCGTCACCCCAAAAAGGATTTATGTTTATGACTTTGGTTTGATTAACTATTTGTGGTAAACTATCTATCTCATTGTCCGACCTAAATTTTGGTCCATCAAAATCAGATTCTGGAGCTCCTTTAATTTTAAAGTCTTCTGGTAACATAGAAAAACAACCAATGTCACTTAAATCTACATCCATAACAATAGTTTGTGACCCTACAGGAACACCATAAATCATAAAATCACCAGCTTCATTTGTTTTTGCTGTAAATTTATAATATTTTTTATATACGTATTCTACTTGTTGTTGGGTTAGTACGTCGTCTAAATTAGGGAAAGTACCTACTGGTGTATGACAATCAAATGTTGGGTCCTTGCTTAGTAGGTTATATCTGATACCGTCTTCATTTTTATCAAATGGTTGGGTGTATGGGTAAATTTGTTTAATAACTTCGTTAGTTTCATCTAACCCGTCTAAGGGTATGAATACAGAAACTTTTGCGTTAGGTATACCAAAACCACCATTAACAATAACTCTACCACAAACCACACCAAAATCAGCACACATCCTAGTATACACATCTCTTTGTGTTAGAGATAAGCTTAAGATTTCTAACAAATCAAAATCTTGTTTTATTTCAAACGTTAAATTTTGGTCTTTACCGACCTGGGTTCTAACCCTAAATGATTTAGATGACATACATTACTTTAATAGATAAATAGTTATTCCACTAAAACTAATGATAAGTTTACGTTATTTTTAGTAAAGATTAAGAGAAAGTGGGTTTCTGAGGTTTTTTGACTCTAATGGCTATATCTTTATTAGGCATTCTAATCTGTAAAATTTCATTTGGTTGTGCGTAAATAGTATCGTCAATTAATTGTATTTCTCTATTTGTTTGTGGTATATACGGTTGTGTAGAGATAGATTGTGAATATTCACCACCAACCTTATTAAACACCTTTACATCAACAATGTTTAACACGCCAGATTGTTGCATAATTAATTTTCTTACTTCACCTAAAGATATGTCTACACCCATTTCTGACCTATCAACATCAAAATAATCACCTATTTGGGTTATTACGTTGGTCACCACCTCACCTTGATTTACCGAGTCTTCTAATATTAAATCTATAATAAAACTTATATCTATAACTTTAGCTGACCCAACACTAATATAGTCATTCATCATTCTATAGTTGGATAGATATTCTGATATGTTATTTATAAGAGCTTGTGGTACCATAGAGGTTAATTTGCCGTTGGGTGTGTAAGATAATATATTTAACATTATTTTATTTTCTATTTCACTGACACCCACTTTTGCGGCAGCACCAAACACGCCAGGCATAGTCCTTACTTTAGAAACATAATCATTTATTGTTACTGCCCTATTTTGAGCTGAAAAATTATATGTTATATAATTTCTTATTTCTTCTATAGACATTTGGTCTGCACCACCAATTGCTGCTGTAATATTTGTTACAGACAAACTTTGTTCTACTGATTGGTTTATTTGTTGACTTGGTCCAGCAATTACAAAATCATATGTATTAAGTGTATTTATAGCTCCTGCACCAACATTAGAAGCCTTTCCACCACCAACCCTATATTGTACAAATATGGTACTATTTGGTTTAACCATATCACCTAAGGCCATATTATTTAAAAACTTAGACATGTTTATTTTAATCCCATTTTTACTAAAACTATTTAATAAGTTTTGTGGTGTTTCATTTCCACCACCAAAAGTTAAATGAAAAAAGCCTTCTGGTGTATACTCAGTTATAAATCTTTGACTTGCCTTAAGGTACCTACCAACTTTAATACCCACATTATCTTGTGGTGATGATGGGTCTACTACAAAAACTTCTTCTTGTGCTAAAGCGTCAACCTCATACCAAATATTAGCGGTATTATCCATAAATTCTAAATTTGTTGGTAGACTCTGGTATCCCACACCATCTTTTTGTATTACTGATGTTACACCCACAACATTATTTTCTGGTAAAAATAATTTATAAAACGGTTTTGTTAATACGTCAGTTATTTCTTTTTTAAATATTTTTGTAACCCCATTTACTGTTAAAACTTTTTTAGTTATAGTATAATTTCTTATAATTCCAGTTGAATCTATGTTTGGTATTTTGGTTCTATTTACTATACCTTCACTATTATATTGTGTTGAAAAATCACAGTCTTCCATCAATTCAAATATATTTCCACCCCCTTTAAACTGAGACCCTTTTCTTAACAACCCTAAATACTTAAAATCTTCTTTATCCCCTAAGGCTGGAACCACAATAGACACCTCACAAACAGTCAAAGACGGTCTATTACCTGGTATTTTTAAACCATATGTTCTTGCTAAATTATATAACGAACTTCTTTCTTGAGCATATTGTAGTACCGTTTCTTGGAATGTTCTATCTATCTGAAAATTTAGATTGTCAGCTACTGCAGCATTTAAATCTAAAAATACTGAATACATTGACGCATCATTTGCGTTTTTAATTAAGTCTGGGTAATACCTATTGGTTAACCTAACAAGTTCGTTTCTTATCCCTAAGAAATCTCTTTCCGTGTATGCTATTTTTTTATCACTCATATTATAAATTTATAATTACAAAATCTCTAGCTTCAAAAACACCACTACCAATACTGTAATCAATACGTACTCGTAATGTAAATTCATTTGCTCCGTGTTTTTTATCAGAAAAACTAAACGTTTTCTGGTCCCTAGTTGGGTCTTCCTCTTGGGTATTTTCCTCATCTCTTAGGTCTTCCGCTGATTTAACTTCAACTTCATTGATGTTTAGGTTTGGTATAAATTGTTTTACAGCTTCTCTAATTTCTAAATCTATGGAGGTTTTGGTCGCGGAATCTAAAGGTTCAAATATATGTTTCATTAAATTTGTACCAAAATCTGGTAAAAAATATCTAGAACCTTTTATAGACAAAACCAAATGTATTAGGTTTGACCTTACTTCATCTTCAGGCAATTCATTCATATGAAGAAATAAACCTTCTTGACTATCTTTAAATGGAAATGATATACCGTATTTTGGGTTGGGCATTGTTTTTTATAATAAATACTTGCAATGTGGGTTTGTTTTCAGGTTTACTTATCTTTAAGTTGTTTATTTGTTTTTTGGTGTTTTGGCCAATAAGGGCAGTGTTTACAGCCGTTCCCACAACAACTACCCCTTTTTTTATGGTATTCTTCTGTCATTACCATATTACCACCTTCCCAATAAAAATCTTTGCCCTCAAATTTAGGTTTAACAAACTCTCTATAGTGTAAGTCACTAATCCAGTCATCACTTCTCCTCATTTTTCACTTCTTTTATTTCTTCATTATGCCCACAGTGGGGACATATTATTAACATAGGTACCTTTTTTTCATTTTCTGGTACATTATTAGAAAACAAATGGTAGTCAGCAATTGACCACCATTTGTTACATTTACCACAATTAAAATGATATAAAATTTCTTTACTATATCTGTGTTTCACTAATTTTTATTTCTTTATCCTCACCATTTGTTTCTAAGTCTATAGTTTTTAAATCAACATCTATTTCACAATTACCACCAGAACAAGCTAATTCACCAGTTAAGTTTGTATTATCGTCTAATTCAACAACCATACTTAAATTAACATCTTTTAGAGACTCCATCATTTCTTCATATTTTTCTTCTGTAATATCTTCAAACGGTGCTTGTGTATATGTCCCACCATTATAAGGTAAAACAGAAAGACCATTATAAGATTTTCTATTTTCCCACATCCATTCACCAGCTGGGTCCCATTCATGTTCTCTTAAAGAAATTGTTGCGGACACGTTGTGTGAGTTTGAACCGTTTCTGTGACCTGCTTTTACCCACTCTGTAGCAACTTTTTTAACTCGTTCTAATAATTGGAAGGGTGACTCTGTTCTCATTATAGAACCTTCTGGTGCTTTTTGTGGTATACTAATTACCGCTGTATCGTGTGGTCTAAAATATTCATCCTCTACTAATTCAGGATGGTTATTTAATAAGTAAGTGTAAATAGCTTCGTTCTTACCAACCCTAACTCTTCTAATATAAAAATCATTATGCCAAGCATGAATACCTGATGACGTTCCTAATGTTAATGATGTTGTACCTGCTGGTTTAACTGTTGTACATCTTGCTGATTGGTTTATACCTATTAACTTTGAGACTCTGGTGTTTTCTCTTTTTACTAAACTGGCTGCCTTTGACATGTCGTGTGTAAGTACTTTTCCACTACCAATACCTGTCATTGACACACCTATAAGAGCGTCCTTTTCAGTTGTTTGTTGCCATATTTCTCTTAGATAGTGGAATGAAGTATATCCCGCTTGTAGTGTACCTATAAATGCTGCCACTTTAACTCTTTCGTTTAAATCTTCTTGTGATTCTATGTTTGACACATTTACCTCACATAAATTACAGAATTGATTTGGTCTTAGTGCTATTTCACAACATGGGTTTGTGCCCCAATCTTTATCATTATTAAGGTATATACCAGGTTCTCCGGCTCCAGATAATTCAACACGTTTCCATAAGTCCATAAAAAACTCTTTAGTAATTTTATGTCTCATTAAACAAGCAGAATTGTTTGCTCTACCTCTCTGAGGGTTTAATTCCCACCAGTTACCTGATTTACAACCAATCATTTGTTCATCATCAGCACTAAATAAACTAATTAAAGCCGCTCTACGTATACCACCAGCTAGTACAGCGTCGGCAATATGACATACAATATCGTGTGTTTCCAAACAAGTTAATTGTTCTCCATTTTCTTTTTGGTGTAGTAGCCCTTCTATCTTAACTAAACATTCTTTTAATGGTTGTGGTCCTGGAGCTTTACCACCAGACGTAATTAATCTAGCACCTTTTGGTCTAATGTCAGAATAATCAAATTCTACTCTACTGCCACCTCCATTCATATAAGACTTCATTAAAACTTTAATGGAATCAGCCCAACCTTCAATTGAGTCACCGATTAAAAATCTTTTCTTTCTCTTTGGGTATGGTTTTTGAATTACTGGCAATTTTTCTACGTGGTGTCTTTGTACAGAATATCCAACACCTGTCCCACCTAACAATAAAAACATAGTTTCACTAAAAGCATCTACATGGTCTAAAGGTAAGTAAGCACAATTATATATTCTGTTTGGGGATATTTCGATAGGTTTGCCTCCGAATTGCATTGACCTCATGGATGGTAGTACCTTTTTATCATACACTAACTCATATTTTTCTTCTATTTCGTCTTTTAGTTTAGGGTATTTTTTAATATGCATTTCTTTATTCCTAGTTACTAGCTCTTCCCATGTTTCCCTTCTGTTTAATTTAGAGATATATTTTGCGTATTTCATATACACAGTAATATCCGACAGAATCTTATTTGATACTTCCATATTTTCTTTTTTTATTAGTTATTTTTATTTATTACTTGTTCCCTTCTTTGTAGAGCTCTGGTAACTCTTTCACGATTTCTATTTGTTTTTTCTTCCTCAAATCCTAGGAACGTTGATGTTGCGTCTGTATCTATTTCTAGTGTGGCGTTATCAAACTTGCAGTTTTCAAAAACTACACCGTCTCTACCTAACCTAGATTTTACAATCGCTAAGGTTGCTAACCCCATTTCTTTTTGCTGTAATGTTTTGGCTACAGATATTATTACATGCCCTACTTGGGCTTTTTTAATGGAACCACCCATTTGGTCTGTTGTCACAACATCTGACGATATTGATGACCTGTTACCTTGTGTTGCTGTCCACCCGGCTAAATTAAGTTCATGACACATACCTTCAAATTTTCTCATAACAGAACCTTCACCTTTCCACTCGTCATTAAAACTTCTATCTGGTATTATACAATCAATATAATCTATAAGTACCATATCTAATTTAATCCCTTCAGATATTATCTTACGTACTTGATTTTTTATTTGTAACATATTTAATTCGTCTGAAGGTAATTTTTTTAGTATTAATCTACCACCAGTTTTTTTCATTTCATCAGCTTTATCTAAAACAGTTTCTTTATGTTCTCCCAAATCTTGTGATGGTATCCCTGTCCAACAAGTAAAATGTTTTCTTTGGATTATTTTTGGGTTGTCTTCAAAAAATATTTGTAGTACGTTATACCCCATGTTATAAGCTGTATTAGCAAATCTTGTCAATAGTGTCGTTTTACCAACACCAGTAGGAGCTAATACAACACCGATTTCTCCTTTAGCTAGACCACCATTTAATATGTTATCTAACCCATCTATACCAGT